GGCCCCCTCGATCGGAATAGTCTGGGTTATCGGTTCCACCGGCTCCCAAGGCTCATCAGGGTTCGGCGTTCCGGGCGTGACCCGCGTAAGGGTAATGACGCCCTGCCCTAGCCCACCTTGGCTCGTCGGCTTCAACAGGTCGCGCGTCATCGCAGCCATTTCTGCGTAGAAATCAGCCATCAGATAACTCGGAATAAAGTGTCAGACCGACGAGTAGCGGAGCATAGCCATGGAAGTACCAAGCCATTAATGACCGCATCAGACGGAAACCCCGGCGCCGACGACGATCCGCCGCCTGCGTCCTCAGGCGCAAAGAACTCACGTTCTATGGTGTCGACCTTTTCGCGCTTCGTCACCCTTCCTGGCGTCACTGGGTTCGTCGACCATCCGGGAGTGATCGCATTCAAATACGCGGCCCGGTAAGACGCGCTGACCCACGCTTGCGGGATCAGGTCATCAGGCACGAGTTCGCCGCTAATTCGGTGACCAGTTCTCGGCCAGGCGCGTTCCTGCTCAAATCCCCCGGTGCGACGCGAGCATTGCAACATGTACCCATATGCCGCATCGACGTAATCCGAGCCAATCTGGCGCAGCACGGCGGGCAGAGGTGCATCAGCGGGCAGCGTTAGGCCCTGCCCTGATAGCCATGCCTGGAAACCGGCATCGTCACCATAGCCAGCCATGATCAGCCCTTCAACTTGTCAATTTCCGAGCGCAAGCGCTTTTCAGCCCAGCGCTTGTCAGGCTCTTTGCCCGACAGTGAGCGGTACGCTTCTTTCAGTGTGTTGACGTCGTCGTCGGGAGTTTCAGTTTCTGCAGTCTGCGCCGCCGGAGCCTCAACGCTCAGGGCTGGCGGCTCGACGTGGCTTTCAACTTCAACCGGCTCTGACGGCTTTGGCTCCGAGGTGGAATCCTCGATCGTCACTAAACCGCCGGCAGCCAAGATGTCCAAGTACTCACATGAGAACTCGCCCTCAACTTCACCGAAGGCCGGCAGTCGCACGTTTCCGCTCACGCCCGCAAGGTCATAGGGACTATTCGTCCGGTTAATGATTTTGGTCATGTCGGTTCCTGTTGCGGCCGGGGCGATCTCACACCCCGGCCCTGCCTGTTAAGGCGTGACGGGCGGTTCGCTGATCTGATCCAGATAGCGAATTGCTGCGGTCGTCAGCAACTCGACACCACCAGTGCGGAAGATGCCCGGAACCTGGAAGTTCATGGGGCCGTCTTGCCATACAGGCAGGAATCGATGAGGCATCGGCAGATGCAGCTTGGCGTACTCGGCGTCGTTTTTGTACGCCACCATGCGGCCAGTCGTGCTGTTCGCCGCACCAGTGCTCAACTCACGCACCGTGCGGATCGTCAATGGACGGCCCGTTTGTTGCGTGTAGATGTTGGTGCGTTGAACAAACGACAGGATGGTTTCCATCGTGGTAGCCGCGAAGGGCGTCGCCGCGATGTAGTTGTACGCCTCAACCGGCAGCAGGATCGTATCGGCCATTTCAGTCTCGAAGGTTCCGAGATAGATGCCTTGCAGAGCGATATTGATATCGCGCACGATCTGGGCGGGAGTTTTCTGGCCCACGCCATTCTCGTCAACCCAAAGCGTCGAGCCACCCGTACCATCAGCAGGTGCGTTGGTTGCAGTCACTCCGCTGTAGTTGATCAAGCCGCCGAGGCCCTTTTCCGTGCTGCCCTTGAGAGTCAGGTCATACATGAATTTCATGTAGGCCAGACGAGCGGAACGAGCCCGGCGATCCGGCAGGCTCGCGCCAGGGAATCCCATGGTCGTGTTGACCTCTTCCAAGTTCCATTGATAGCCAATGGCCGCCAGATGGAAGGTCTTGGTCTGCATGTCCTGGTTGACATCAGCCAGCGGCACATCCTTGGCGTATCCGGATTGCCAGTTAGCGCGACCGGACATGTCCGAGGTGTAGGTCAGGATACCAGGGGACCATTCGGGACCCGTGGTGTCCACATAGATGAGACGGCCGAAATCCCAATCGGGGTATCGAGTCTCATACACGCGTTGGTTAACGCGATATGCCTGAGCCGTAACGAAGGCCAGGGCTTGTGCGTCAGTGAAATTCATGTTTTAAGCCCCCGAAACGGACAGCGAAGGAACAGGACGACGGTAGCGAACCACGCCCACGGAACCGCTGGTGCCAGCTTCTTCAAACTGAGCGCCAGGGATAGTAACGACGGTGGCGGATTGCGCCGCAGCCGTCCAGGTCTTGTTGGCGGTATTCCAACGCGCTTGCGCGCCTACGGTGACATCGCCACCCAGCAGAACGCCAATCACGCCGACCTCGCAGATTGCAACGTTCTCGTACTGCTCGTACGCATCGCCCGGATGCGGCAGAACCTGTGATGCCTCGGTGATTCCGAGCACGTTCTCGCCGCTAGTGGCGGTGATCTCCACGCAGGTATGCGCGCCAGTGCCGGGCTTTACGGGAACACCAAAACCCAACGTACCAGTGCCTTCTTTGGTGCGAGTGATCGCGTTCCACTCTTCCATATTGACCCGACGACCGACGGCGAACGGTGCGAGAGTGTCTTTGTATTGAATAGCCATGATTTAGGCCTCCTTCTGGGTGCGCCAGGCGTTGATATCTTCGACGCTGCCGCGCCATGCATCAGCCATTGCGGTTGCGGCATCGCCTGCGGGCTGAACGCCGCGTGCAATGGCGTCAGCAACAGGGTTGCCAGGCTTCGCGTCCTTGGCGATAGCCTTGAACATGCCGGTGATCTCAGCATCAGAGGCGTCTTTGACCATGGCATCGCCAAGTTTGGCGGCAACCGCAGCCTTGCGCAGCTCCGCATCCGACTTGCCGGCCGGATCGATCTTGGCGTCAATGGCTTTGACCTTGGACACCAGTTCACTGCGGGCGGCAACCAAAGCGTCAACGTCGATATTCGCAGCATCCTGCGCGGTCTTGAGATCAGCTTTCAGTTTGCCGATTTCCTCGTCCTTGGTGGCGATGGCAGCAGCGTGAGCATCCTGCGCATCCTTCAAGGCCTTGGCCGAGTCGGCCTTGAACTTTTCGACGGCTGCAACGTCCGTCACGGCGACCTGGGCAACGGCGTCGCCCAAAACCACCGCCTTGAGTTGTTGATCGCTCATGCGACCTCCTTCTGCGGTTTTGGGCGCAAGGCCCGGTTGAAAATCTTGAACAGGGCACGCGCCCCACGAGTCTCCGATACGAGCCTTCTCGCCGGCCCGGCCTTTGCGAACCAGGGCCAGGTGGTTGTATCGAATGTTCTTCTGCTCAAAATCAGCGTCCAGCCCGTCGCGTGCCTTAACAATGGCGGCGCTGTAGCCCATCGAGATCTCTTGATGCGTCGTGCGCGCGGCCTTAGCGGCGCTCGCATCCTTGATCATGGGATTGACCACGATCCATTCCGGTTCGGTGCTGTAGGCGTCCCCCACCTCTCCGACAGACAACTTGGACCAGTTGTCTGCTGTCACGTCCTCCTTGGGGTGGTCGACCGTCACAGGCAGCCGAGTAATGCTCGCCAGAGAATCGGCGTGGAATACCTCGTCAGGATGGCGGTAGACACGCACCGTATCATCGGGCGAGAAACCGGTATCCTTGGCCACATCGCCCAATTCCCGCGCCAAATACAACTGCACGCCCGTGCGCGCCACTCGTGCGGTAGCGACAAGGTAGCCTTCCTTAGTTTCCTTGATATCGCCAACGCTGACGCGATCTGTGAATTTGATGGTCATTTGGTCACCTTGGCCTTCCACCCATCATCGACTTCCTTGAATATTTCCGGACCGAGCTTGATCTCGCCCTGCCACGGCTCGATGGCTTCGACGTCCCCATCAAACGAATAGGATATCGAGACGTGTGGCTGGTACTCCGGCCAATCCCACGAGGCACCGTTGCGCACCATGTCCTCATGGCGCCATGTCAGGTTGCCGGACACAAACGTCAGAACGGCTACGTCGTTTTCGGCCCCAAATGCCTCCATGATTCGCGCGCCACCCGCCCTGACCGTGATCGTCCCGTCTGGCTCGTTACCCCAGCATTCACCCATAGCCATCCAGTCAACTGGCGTCCGGCTGTAGGTGATCGTGACGTGCATATCTTCGGCATCGACCAGGCTATCCAAACCTTGGCGCTTGTAATGCGCCAGGATCTCGGCAGCATTCAGCACCTTGCGGCTCACATAGAGAGTTCGCGGCGCCGCGTCGGCAAGCGGCTTGGGCTGATTGGTCTCATCGAGATCGTCATCTTCCGAGCCGGTGGGCATTTCCTGTTCGGCCAACGACCCGTACTTCTCGATGGCCTGGTCAAGTCCAGGCAATACGCCCTGCTCCGTCAGTTCGTTAACGAGAGAATCGGAAAGCGCATCCATCGGAATCAACGTGCCGGACGAAGATCCTGCGATAGCCCGAGCTGCCGACGCCGTCTTGGAGAAGTTGTCCGCGCGCTCTGTCTCGGTCAACTGACGCAGCGGGCGCCACTCATAAAAAACATCCTCGGGACGTGACCCCAGGGCCTGCCAGATGATGCATTCGTCCAACAGCTCAATGGCTGGCTGAATGTCATCCGTCTGCTCATGGTTGATGCGGTCGTAGTAAACGCGCTCATCGCCGTCGCCGGAGCCAGAAAGGCCAGCAACCGAGCGGCCGAAAAGGCGACTGATGGGGATGCGGGACGCGCCCGATACGACTTCCATGAACTTCAGCGCAACATCGGGCAACCCCGAGAAGCTGGCGTTTTTCTGCTGGTAATCGTCCTCAGCATCTACCACTACGGCGCCGTTGATGCCCTTCATTGCTGCCTGAGCGCTAAGCCGCCGAGTAACGGCCGCGTCATTGGCGTCATCAGCCAGCATTTCCGCATAGCCTTTGAACTTGAAGACATCCACCTTGGCCTCAAAGACCAGTGAGGCGATATTCGCCATGGTGGAATCGGTCTGCTTGACGGTGTCGATCGTCTTCTGCAGCACCGAATCGCCCCAGAACCGGTTGGCGTCTGACAGGCTCAAGTCGTCCGGGATGGGCGCGCCTTTGAATATCGCCAAGCGGCTGATATGGATGCGGACTTGCTGGGCCTTATCGTTGGTCGTAAGCGTGAAGTACTCCGGGCCTCCGTAGTACTCGTTGTCGATATCTCGGATGATGCGTTCTGGCGTCAGGTGATTGCGCGTCAGCACAACCAGCGATCGAATCTCGCTTCCGGCCTGCAGGGGTTGATCTTGCTGGCTATCGCCGGTATTGATGTAAATCGCAGAACCGCCATAAAGCCGCGCGGCCACCAAGGCCTCTTGCACGCGCTTCTTGACGCGCAGCTTCTTTTCCACCTTCTCAATAGCGGTGATCTGATCCTTCTTCGCTCGCCAAGATCGCCATTTGCGCGTGGCATCCTCGGCCGGATAGTCGACAATCGCGCCCGCCAGCCACGTATTGCGATAGATCGTTAGCAGATCATGAGACGACAGAGATGCGTCCACATATTGGGTGTGGGCGGCCTTATCCCGGTTCGTGCCCAGGTTGGCCACCACATTGGCCAGCCCATCGCCGATTCTCTGAAGGACGTCCATTTAAAACCCTTTCCATGAATACCCAGCACGTTCCACCAAATGAGGACATGCGCCCATAACAAATGAATCGGCCAGGTTGGGAGATGGAATGCCTCGTTTCGACATTTCCTCTTTTGGCTCCACTATGTCTAGCCCGCGTTTGCTGTAGCGCTTTCGTGGCGATGAGAGCTCAATCTTCAACTGCTCGATCTTCCCGGCGTTGCTGCTGATACTGATCAGCTCACTTGCCGGATACACCATGCCTTTCGTCACGGCGTTAAACGTGTTTCGGAATCGATCAGCCACGTCCTGCCATGCCTGCGCCTTCAGGTTCTCGAACTTTTCCTTGTTCTTGATCTTGGGCGCGTATTCCTTATCAGGGTTGATGACAGCGCCAGCGGCATTGAACTTGAAATATCCGCGCTTGACGTCCATGGCCGACAAGGTCGAGCCCACATGAGCGCCTACGCCAATCGAGTCGTAAATCAAAGTCCCGCCCTGGACGTGCGCCCAAGCCCGTTTCGTGGATTGATTCAGCTCGTCCTCGGGCGCTGACCACTCGTCTATTTCCTCGCAGATAGCGCCATCAAAGACTGAGCAGGCGTTTTTGTCTGCGCCAGAGTCAGCAACGTCATATCCGACCGTTCTCGCGCCACTTAGATCAATGCCCAACTTGATGTGAGCATCGATCGCCGCTTCGATCCACGAGAATTTGATTACGGCGGCGTCATCGCTGGACAGCGGCTGACCAAGGTAGATGTGCCGATACGAATCAGGATCGGCCTCTTTCAGCCGCTCCGCCTTCTTCCTGGCTGTCTCCGATAGAAACGGATTGTCGAGGTAGTTGATATGCCGGATGATGCAGTCATCGCCCAGCAGCGTCGGCAACTTCGCCTGAACAAAGTCAGTGATCAAGTGCGGGTTCCACAGAACCCAGACCTCAGCACCCTCTTTCCGTATCGTCGGGTCAATGATCAGCCATTGATCTTCGGTCAGGCCCTCGCCTTCCTCGATCCAGCAGATATCAACGCCTTCCGTCCCCTTGATTTCCTCGATGTTGCGAGCCAAGCCATAGAACAGAAACTCCGAGCCAGTCACCCTGTGCCGGATCGTTGAAACGCCGATATCGAACTCATCTCGCCAGCCGGCTGCCTGAATTTTCTCTTTGACAACCGTGTAGACGGAATCAGCAATGCGATTCTGAAACTGGCGCAGGCACAGGAACTTGACCGAGTAGTTACGGGCCAGGAACGCGGCCATCCCGCCGGCATCCTGAGTCTTGGACGAGAACCGCCCGCCTTTCAGTAGCTTGTACGGCTTGCGAGTACGCCAGAAGTCATACAGCGCCGGATTGAGCTGATACACCGGCATCCTCGTAAAAATCAGATAGGCTGCGGCCCTTCTGAGAAAGGCTGCCGTCAGAGTTGCTCAGATCGATCTTGGTGGCTTCAGTAATGCCGTAGGCCTCGCGCTCGATGCCAACCAGATTCTTTAGCGTCTCGGCCAGCTTCTTCATGCCATCAATCCGGCCAGGCATGGACAGCACGCGGCTGAAGAGCTCCATCCGCTTGTCCTGAGACCCTTCGTCGTCGGAGTTCAGCAGATCGGCCAACTGTTCCAGCAGATCCAGATCACCGGTCTGCCATTCCAATTCCTGCAGCAGCTTCATGCACAGGTCACGCGCTCGGCGGATATCGGAGCGATGAGCCAGTCGAATATTGGCGATTACCTCAGCGTTGGCCTCGACGATCGCTCGATCGGTTACCGCCTTTTGACTGGTAACCTCTTTGGTAACCGCCCGAGTGGTAACCAGCGCGTCAGCCTTGGCTTTGATCTTTGCGGCTAGGTCTCGCTCCCAGCCTTCTTTCTTTGCTCGCTTGGAGATTGCGACGTGAGAGACGCCATTCGCTGATGCAATTTCCCGCACTGACAGCACGCCAGCCCGGTAATCCGCCTCTATGCGCTCCCAGTCTGGCGCTTTCTTTTCAGTCTGCGCCATTTAAATTCCTTGAAGTGATTGCGCGCCCCTATCGCCATGACCATGCCCTGTGGAGATTCAGAGAACGATATGACGCGCTGCCGGTGTTCTTTCGGTCACTTGCCGGCTTGACCGGGCAGTAGCGCACAGTGTGGCCGGCGACCTGGCGGTCTGGATGGCCGATGTGCGCTGTTCTGCGCAAATGAAAACGCCCCGGCGAGCGAACTCAAACCAGGGCGAAATTATGTAGGCGCAACTACTCAGCCTACAGGGTTTATTTTGATTAAGTCCGGACAGTGGCGCAAGGTGTCCGGACAAAATAATTATCTGGAACCGAGTACCCTTCACCCATCCAGTGAGAGAGTTGCTTGTGCGCCATATCGAGCAGATCGTAATAGCGCGTTCGGGCCATCTGAACGCGATCAAGTTTTATCTTCACCGGACCGATCCAGACATAGTGCGCGACAATGACTGACCGCGCCTCAGGAAATAGGCTTGATATCTGCCGGTCGACCTTCCGCAGATCATCATCCACCAGAAGCGCGTCAGGATCAGGCGACCGCTGACCATCCACCCGCATATTCTGAAATGCGCTAGCCGACGGATACCCAAGAGCGCTACGGTTTTCGCCTCGCTTCCAGGCTCCCCACTCACCCAGCAGGATTTCGATATTGGACTTCATTCCGTTGCGCTCCCTTCATATTGCTTGCATTTCTTTCCATACGGCCGGCCCTTCAGACACCTCACCACTGTGTCTCCGAACGGGCTGATGCAACGTTTCTCGTTGGCACAGCCGGCGCAGCTGCGTTTGATCGCCGCAGCTTCTTTGCTCAGCAAAACCTTTAAAGGATCTGCCATCATCCAGCGAGGTATCAAAGTAGTCATGTGCGCCATTTCCGTCACTTTGATGCCATCATTCTGCAAAGCCGACGAACGGCAGATTGCTCACCATCGCCACCGGCTTCGGCACGCCTATCAAGCGAGCCATGGCAGCGGCGATATCTCGGCCCAACGAGTACGGACGCCGCTCCATGCGATTGATCGCGCTTGCCTCGGCTTTGCGCGGTTGCTGCGGCCTGACAGTGCTCCGGCTCTCCAGGACGTAGCGCTCGACCGTCACGAATGGACCGTCCCGCCGGCTGGGCGGCCATCCCGTTACCTTGCAGATGACTTTCTCAAGGTTGACGTTCTGGGTATTTGGCTTGCCGACGTAGAGACCTCTCTGGGCCAGCAGCGCGAGACATTCTTTTCGTATGTTCTGCATGTAGATCTGGCGTTTGGATGCTTTATTTCCCATCTTTGTCTCCTGAGAAAATGTCGATGCGGACGAAGCCTCGCTTTTCGGTGTCGAGGCAGTCATCCACAAACAGCGGACGGAATATCTGATCGTCTACACCTAGAGCTTTGGCAATGCCGTCTAGGTAGTGCTTGACGGCGCCGATGCATCCGTCCAGATCACGCTTGATCCTGTTTGGATAGCCGAATATCAGGTTGACGTGGTTGCGGGCGCCAAGCGTTATCTGGTTTCGGCCCAACGCCTCTTTGGCTGCATAGAATCCTGAATGCCTGGCCGACTCGATGGCGGGTTGAAACTTCCTGAAGTTGCCGCGACGACGATTCGGAAACAGGAGGCTGTCAGGCCACGGGAGCATGATGGTTAGGTGGTCTAGGGTCATTCGAATCCCCTTCTCGCGGGTTTACGGTGCTCTACGGTCGGCACCGAGCCCGTGAAGTTCTCGAATCGCATGAACTCGCCCAAGTACGACAAACTCACTTTGCCGTTCTTGCCTTGACGATTCTTCATGACATGCAGTTCGGCATAGCCCTTCCAGTCCGTGTCCGGGTTGTCTTGTTCTTCCCGGTAGAGACCAGCCAGAATGTCGCTGTCCTGTTCGATCGACCCGCCATCCCTGAAATCTGATGGTTTTGGCCGAGGGTTCAGGCGCTTCTCAATGTCTCGACTAAATTGGCTGAGGGCGATAACGGCAATGTTCAGCGTCTTGGCCAGCGTCTTGAGGCCTTTCGTGATCGCCTCGATCTGCTGATACCGCTTTTCCTCTCCCCCTGACATGAGCTGCAGGTAATCAACGATGAGCAGATCCAAGCCATGCTTGCGTTTAACGCTCCGAGCCTTGGCGGACAACTCCAGCAACGTCAGTGCCGGCTGATCGTCAATGAACAGTTTCGCATCAGCCGAACGTTGGACTGCGTGTGTAACTCCCTCCCAATGGCTTTGATTCATTCGCCGCTTTGCGTCGGCCAATGCCGCGGAAGACACTCTTCCCCAGTTCGCTATGGCGCGCTCAGTCACCTCGGTTTCTGGCATTTCGCCAGACCAGAACAAGACGGAGTAGCCCTCTTCAGAGGTGTTGCATGCGATAGTTTCCCCGAGGGCCGACTTACCCATGCCCGGTCGGGCCCCGATCGTCATCAGAGCCCCGCGCCGGACTCCGCCATTCAGGATGTCATCCAAATCCGACAGGCCGGTTTTGATGCCCGGATTGTCAGCAGTTCCGTGGTAGCGACGATCAAGGTCATCCAGGTAGCGAGTCATAGCCTCCTGAATGCTCGCGGGCTCCCGTCGCGAAGTAGAGTCCGCAAGCTTTCCGAACTCTGCCTGCGCTGCATCCAGCAGCTCGGCTGCGCTTCTTCCGCCCTCTGAAACGTCCGAACTCACCTTCATCGAAGCAGCCAACAGGCCTCGCATCAGCGCCTTCTCCCGCACGATTTCGGCATAGCGGCCCACGTTGGACGCGCTGGGCACAGAGGTCGCGATTTCGTTCAGGTACGACATTGACACGCCGCTGCCCGCGCCCCGTAGGGAGTCTGCAACGGTTATGACGTCTGCAGGCTTTCCAGCCAGCAGCAAGCGGATGATGTGCTCGTACGCTTGGCGGTTCTCGTGCCGATAAAAGGCTTCACCCTTCAGCTCCGGCATACGGTCCAGTGCGCCGTTATCAAGCAACAGCCCGCCAATCACGGCTTGTTCTGCGCTCAGGCTGTGCGGAGGCACGGTTTGTAGGTAGTCGGTCATGCTGCCATATCCTCATATCGGCCTTCGCGAATCTTCGCGAAATTCTCGGCCTTGCAAATCCACTCCAAGCCAGGGCAAAACGGCTTTCGATTCCCGCTCGTGACGCGGCCGGTCAAGAATGCGGATTGAGAGATGTAGGTGAAGAACCTGCGCCACCAGTCGAGGTTTTGCCTTTCAGGGTCCTCCTTCCAGCGAGTACGCAAATGCTCTTGGCGAGCCGGGGTCCAGTCACGTATCGCAGGTGACGTCGGCAATATCTCGTGGTAGAGCGCGATGATTTCCTGATGCGGGCAGGCAGGGGCGACGTCGGCTTTGCTGACGGCAACCAACCCGATAGGGTTGGTAATGTTTTCCTGCTCTTGTTCTTGCTCCTGCTCTTGCTCTTGGCTTCGAAGGGGCTTCAGAGGGGCTTTAGAGGGGCTTGTCTGGTCGCCGTTTGCACCCCTCCGGTTGGACATATGAAAGGCATCACCGTATCGGTCAAAGAACGGCCCCAGGAAAGCGTTCTCGGGGAGCGCTCATACTCGCGCTGAATGCCCTTGCAGCGGTTGTCCTTGGGCTCTAGGCGATCGGCTATCTGATATGTAGCCATTTCACGGACCCAAACCACCTCAGACTCTTCGTCGTAATCGCAAAACCCTGCTTCGCAGGCCCTTTCAAGCCCCTTGGAAGCCCCTTCAATGCCGAGCCCAGTATCTACAGCGATGTAGGCTTTGCTGAGGTAGTAAAGCCCGAGCATGTTGGCATGCTGGCAAGTCATCAGATAGAGGCCGACGATCACCGCCTCCGGCCCAGCTGCCTTAAGCGCTCGGCCTGTCTTTCCCGTCCAAAACTGTGGAGCGACTTTGGCGTACTCACGCATGTCCTGCTCCCGAAAGCATGCGCTTCAGAGCCGCGGCCCAGGCATGTACATGCGGCGCCATAGCGCTACGCCGCTTCAACGTGGACAACTTACGCGCCTCCTTCATGGCGTCTTGATAGGCCTTCTCTTGGTTCGTCATTCCTGCCTCCGCAGGTACGCGCCGAGCAGGCGCTGCATGTCAGCCTCGGCCTCTTCTGGCCATTGCCGACGCGCGCGCAACTGGTCGCGGGTTTCTTGGAGCCACTGGATTTGATAAGCGGCTGATGTGGCTTTGTCGTAGACACCGCCTTGGTCTAGTTGGTAGTGACAGCCGGGACGTCCAATTTCGTCGCAGCACAGAGGCACCGTGAGAGCGTCAGACGCCTTGAGGCTCTTCGCTTTTCCCGCCGCCAACAAGTTCAGGTGTGCTGCTTGAGAACAATTCGAGCGGCCACAGCAAGCACAATTCAGCGCCGCCACATTCATGCGATGCTGGCGGCTGCGGAATACGCTCTCGGGCTTACGCTCGATCGGGCGCAGGAAATTCAGGGCTGCGGCGACCTTATGGCCCAACCCATGGGATCGGTCCGCCTTGGTGCGCTTCATTGGGGTTTTGCGCTGGAGCGAGCTATTCCACATGAGCAGTTCCTTTCACTTCGAGGCGCAGCCCTCGTGATGCGAAGTCATCGCGTACGGCGTCTGCATATTTGGTCAGCTGCTTGACGTTCATCCGAGAGGTGACTGGCAGCACTCGCATGACCTGCAATTTCTGCTCGTAGCTCAGACCCTTGATAGTGGTGTCGTATGCCTCGCGAAATTCTTCGTCTTCAGCACGCAGAATCGGCACGCCGTGATGAAGCTTGCAATAGCACTTCCAGCCAAGTTCATCGTCTTCTGGAAATGCCTGGGCTATTTCTTCGTACCAGGCATGAGAGAAAGAATTCTGCGGTAGCGTCCGGCCTTTTGGGCCGATCGTTACCCGTGCGCCCTCTTCCGCTCTCATCACCGCCAGGATGACGTTCTCGCGCACCTGGGGGCTGATCAGTTGGAATACTTGCTTGTCCATCAGCTTTTCCTCTTCCAGGTTTCCTGGCGTGCCTGCAAATACTTGAACGCCAAACTCTCGATGGCTTGCTGCTCGCGTTGGTCGACAACAACAGCGTCGCTAGGAGCAAGTTGCATATCGATCGCGGCGAGAAGTTGGCAGACCTTCTCGACGTCCTCTTTCATTCGGCTAACAGTGCTCGCCGATGAGCCCATGAAATCGGCTGCACGCTCCTGCGTTACCTCTGCAAGGCGCTGCAAGATCTCGGCATAAAGGCGTGCGCCGATCTTGCGTGTGATTTCAATCTGATCGGCAGATACTGCTTGCGTACTCATTTCTGAACTCGATTTAGGAATTAAAGAACGTGACCGAAACGGAAAAACTTCTTACCGAAGCCCAGGACTTGGCCTTGCGGGCTTTTGAATCGCCCACGCAGGAGACAGTTATGGAATTGATGCGTCGCCTTTTTGATGAAGCGGACCGTCTGCGATACGAGACGCCAGAACCTGATGATCGGGTGCTGCATTGAACACTTACCGTATTGGGCGACCAGTTCCGGACGGATATGATCCAGATTCCACTCAACGCCCCTTCTCCACAGGGAAACTGCCATGAATAGAGATATGGACTTGATCAGGCGCATCGCTTTAGAAACAGCGGATGCGCCGCACGGGAAACGCTTGGACAAGTTGGATGGTGTCGACCCGAACGATTTCGCGCTGCATGTCATATGGATGGACGAGGCAGGACTCGTTAAGGCGCAAATCTTCCAGCCAATATCAGGAAGAGTTTCGGCCACTGTCCTGCGACTGACCTGGGACGGCTGCGAGTTTGTTGACGCGGTTCGCAGCGACACCCTTTGGAACAAGGCAAAAGACAATGTCATCAAGCCGGCTGGATCATTCACGTTCGGAATCCTTCGGGACTGGATCAAAACCGAGATCACTCAAGGCTTGCCGACCCTGCGCGGTCTTGGATAGCAAGTCATGCAGATCGCAGGCGACAGCAAGCATCACCCGCTGCTCGGGGCTCATGTTTCCGTCGCGGAGCGATGCGTCTGCCATTACGAATTCGGAGCGCGAGCTGAGAGATACGCCCGCAGCATCCGCCAGGCCGCCCGCGTACTGCGCGATCGCGGCAAAAGAGCTTCGGCTCGCATCACACATGGCCCACCTCTTGTTGGGAGAGTTGGGAGATCCTTGGTCGTCTCGCATATTCCCAGTCGACATCAGGACGAAGAGATTCTCGAAGGACCTTGCCCCCGGATTCACGATCCAAATCAATGCACAGGGATTCACGCAGTTTCTGGCCGATGGATACTGCCTTCCGCAGATAGCCAACAGACGTATGGCACCGCGCTGCATAGGCAGCCTGCTCAGGAGGCGTTAGGCTGTTGAGGTAGTCGAGGAGTGTCTTCATAAGCCAAGTATTACTGAACAGTAATGCCTTTGTCAATACTGTTTGGTCATTTACCGTTTAGTAATCGACAATTCAACTATGGACGACAGAGAAACACTTCACCGGCGCGCTCGGCTTAGAGAATTGATTGCCATCTGCTTTGAGGGCAAGGACGCCAATTTGCTGGACCACATCCAGCGGAAAACCGGAAAACGTCCGAACCAAGGAGAGATGTCAGGACTCCAGAAGGATCACGGCTCGAGATCCTTCGGTGATAAGAAGGCCAAGACGCTGACGGAACAGGTTGGCCTGCATCGTCGCTGGTTTGACTTCGGGTTGGGTTGCAACTTGGCTCAATCAGAATGGACGTCGGAGGAGTCTATGCCTCGACCGTCTCACGGCGCCGGTCGCGTTACAACGGTACTCCCGTGGCCCTTCCCTTCCGTATCTGAGAAGGACGTTCGCAACCTCGAGAAAAGTCAGCTCAGCGCCCTGGAGGGAGCGATAGCCTTGGCGATCGCCCAGCTCAAACTGGGCGTCCAGATATCTCCCTCGGCCAAGCCAGCACCGACTTCGCGCGGCGGCCTCGCGAATCTCGACTCAGCCGCCGACGAATTCCCCATGGCACCCGTGGTCGATCAAGCCCCCTGGGCCGGCGGCAAGACCACCAAGCAAATGGAACGCGAGGGCCTGGTTCAATTCGGCCTGGACCGGAGCGTCGCGACCAATGTCACTGCCGGCGAACCTGTAGCCGCCAACGAAAAGTTTGAAAAGGTGTCGGAACTGGCCGATGTCCGCCTGGCTGCAGGCGACGGCATCGAGGCAGAGAACGAGCTCGTGACAGGCGCGATCCAGTTCCGCCAGTCCTTCCTGCGCTCAGTCGGTGCCGACAAGGGGCGCGGCCGGGTCGTCTACGCCAAGGGCGACAGCATGGAGGGCGACATCAAAGACGGATGGGCGCTCTTGGTTGTGCCGGATGACAGCCTGACCATTCGCGACCTCGTGCCCAAGACGGTCTATGCCATCAACTATGACGGGAAGATGATCGTTAAGATCATCGATAAGGATCCGCTTACTGGTAAGTGGGTGGCCAAGTCCGCCAATAGGCGGTATCGGGATATTCCTCTAGAGGCTGAGGGTGTGTCGGTCAGAATATTGGGGCGGGTCGTGTGGGCCGGGGGCAGGCTGGACCAAGGAGGAATAGAGGCCTGACCTACAGCGACTTGTTATGGACCGACGTTGTGGGGAATTTTAAGGTGGATGTGACGAAATGAGAAAAACATTTCTTGTTCTTGCGCTAACGTTCGTACCAACGTTACCAACGGCAGCCTCCGCCGATCTTGTGGAGGGCACGGGGAATTATTGGCTACAGAAGTGTGAGGCGCCAAGTGGAAGTCTTGACTCTGCAGTTTGTCTGGGATTCGTCATGGGACTGCACCGCGGATTTGTTTATGGCTCCATGGTCACGTGGCTAACCGCCGGGAACATAACGAAGAGTAAGAATCTCTCATATGACAAGTTGGCTCAGTTCTATTGTTTGCCAGCAGGGGTCACAAATGGGCAGACGCAAGCCATATTCGTCAAGTACCTGACCCAGAATCCGGAGCGGCGTCATGAGCCTGGCGAGAGCTTGTTCGTAGAAGCGCTCGCACGTGCCTATCCCTGTCGATAACCCCACCGAGAAGCTGATGAGCGGGGCTGCTGATAAGTGCCTTAAGAAATAGGAGACATAACAAAATGAGATTTACCCATCTAATGCCAGGGACCGGCCATGTCGTTGCCGTACGAACTAGGATTGAACTGTCCACATCCTCCCTTGCTTGAGTCTGGCTATGAAGAATATCGCCGCGGACCGAATCAGCCATGTGTATGGAATAACTGGGTCAGTTTTGGCGCTGTTAAGCCTCGCGTTGGCATGGAAATTAGATTCACCCTGGTCTGAGTATGCGCTCATGGCTTCTGGATGGGTTGCGGCTTTTACCTATGCGGCGGTTTTGTGGCGCGTTTTGCACCCGTACCATCAGAGCGTGGTCGCACTCGGGGAAGCGACCGAACGAGAAAAGCAGCTCCGCGACCTAATAGACCAAATGGGCCGAGCGCATGCTGCTGAACTTGAAAAGAGATCGGCTACTGCTGACTTTTTGGCAGGGCTCATGATGGGCAAGCCAGCTACTGCTCGCGAAATGGCACCTCGAGAAAAAACGGAGGACACCAAATGATTATTAACTTCGACGACTATTCATACTATCCCGCGCTTCGCACCCGGGTAGCTGAAATGAGGGGGCTGCACGAACTAGACGCAGAGCGAAAGAATAGGATATTGCCGCTCATTACGCTGGGCCAGTGGCCACGAGCATTGGAGTTTCAACGCTCCATTGACCGGGCTTGTGAAGCTATGGGAGAGCGGCCATTCATAGTCGACTTGACAGCAGAGGCAGACCGATTACCAAACGAGCATTCCCAATTAACTAACGCCCACAATGCTTTTGAGAATTGGCGTAATTTTGTTGAGAAATGCTCCACAGCTATCCCTACCGTCCTGCTCACACAAGGAGCAAGAACAAGGGATCTGGTCAGGCAGGCGGTGCTATTTGAGCAAATCAAAGGGAAACTCGCATTCCGCATTCGCGATTTTCCATCCGATACGGCAACGGTGATTAGCGCATTGAGCGCGATGGACGATCCAACAAATGCGATCATATTCATAGACTCGCAATACATTCGAAGCGCGCTTGCCGCTTACGTGACAGCTACGATAGCCACCATCAATGCGATTCGAAATGAGTTTCCTGAGGCCATCGTCGCAACCCTAGCTACCAGTTTCCCGGCATCTACTATCTCATTTGCTGATCAAAGCCAGGAGCGCGGCACTATCGAAATGCTCGAGAGAGAGCTCTACGATCGCGTAGGCGGTTCCGGTGTAGCGATATATGGCGACCATGCCTCGATTCACTCCGTCGTTTATGACAATGGAGGAGTGATGAGGTGGTCGCCGCGGATAGACTACCCTCGTTTCCGCGATTGGTATTTTGAACGAAGATCGGGAATGTCCCCCGAGGCTGGATATATCGCGGCGGCACAGGCTGTCGTTTCCGCAGACCCTGAAATAGGCACAAGAGGCATTTGGGGTGAAAGTATGATTGTTCAAGCCGCTAATGGGAATCCATACGCCAAAGCGCCAGCCTCTTGGATTTCAGTGCGATCGAACATTCACATGGCACGCCAGATCGATTTGGCCAATCAGCCGCTAGATGAAGATGATGAGGACGATGAGACGCTCTAGGGCGTCTTAGATACTTTAGGTAGGACTAGCCGGGGGATCGCTTTCATTGCGTTCATTTGAGAACTGAATTTAAGCATCTCCACATGTTTCTTACTCTCAATCTCCCGCAATCGAGCCATCTGAGCGCTCCGCTCCTGTGCGATAGAGCGCCTTGCGATGTTTATCGCATTTTTACGCTTCATATAATTCAGCAGATAGTCCCGGATTGACGAATAGTCCACGGCTCTAGCTTCTGCTAGGAGAACCGCTCGCCCAGCCGTCGCCTTAATACTTTGCCCAGAATTTTGGAGAAGTTTTCGCAGCTCAATAACTGGCAGAAAGCTAAGAAGGATGTCTTTCCGTGGTTTGAGTCGAGTAGCGGACCGGATTGCGGAGATATCACCGCGCTCTGAGACAGTCAGAATTCCCACTCCTCTCGGAGCGATCCGTTTTATCTGTGGAAGGTGCTTGACGGCGCAGACAACTGTCACACCCTCAAAATGTTTCTTATACGAAGAAAGCTGACCGGCCAAACGATCAAGGCGGTCTGACGCGCTTTTGATTTCATAAGCCGAAAGAATGCCGTTGGCTACTACCAAGTCCGCCCTGCGTGAGAAGTTTCCCACGAATAGCTCGGTCAAATATGCTGTCGACTCGTCGTTAACCGACCGAAGATGCTTCACGAGCGCATCTCGGATCTGTCCTTCATAAGAGTCAAGTTTTTCGCTATCCACGCTGAATACTGTTGCTATGAACGTCATGCAAGTTTCGAGACTCACAGTTTATAGCCAATGCACCCGCCTCCGGGCGGTTTTCTTTTGTCTAGTCGGTCGTGCGGCTGCTGCCAACGCCAACATCAATCGTGCCGTACATCTCCACACTCCCCTCTGTCTGTCCGGCTTGGTTCGTACGCGCGCATCCTGTCAGGCCGACGATCAGCACAGCGACGGCGACAACACGGGGAAGATTTCCAGAAATCATGCGAGCCTCCTAATACTGCTCTGAGGCTTCATTCTATGTCACTACATTCTCGGCCCAAGGGAGAGGCTACTTCCACTCCAGCCCTGCAGAGGAAAATCGGAACTGGGTAGGCCCATGCTTCCAAATTGGAACCTCGACCATGACCGACTTGGACGCTTTCAGCCGCTTGAGGAATCCTGACTTCTCCTGAATAAAGATGGAGTCGTTATCTCCCCCTCTAGCCCTGTTGGCGGAATAGTTGATTATCGCGTTGTCGTCGAACTTGACCGGCACGCGGCAACCATCGAAGCCGCAATCGAGTTGTCCCTTGCTCAGGTTCAAAATGATGTCTTGGGCGCTTCTTTTTGGCATGCTTCGTACGACGATTCGTAAGGTGGAGCCGCCGCCGTACGGAAACTCAAGAGAAACCGCGTCTTCAGAAGTCAGGCTTGCCCAGCGGTTGGTAACGCCCCGCATTTCGTCCTTTTCTGATTGATATTGCCATTTGGGACGCGGAGGCTCAGGGGCCTGCGGCTTGCTCTCTGACGCAGTCGCGGCGCTTGTTCCCGCGGAAGGATCACTCGCGGGAATATCGAGCGCCACGGCTTGTGGCGCAGCTGTATTGGAATTCGTCGCATCACCGGGCGAATCGGAGGGCTTTTTGTCCAGGGCATACATGGCCGCCAATAGGATCAGAGCCACGATTGCCACTCCCCTGCCCCTCTTCTTCGTGGCTTTAGCAGCCTCAATGGCAAGAGACACGGGAGCCCCACAACTCGGGCATGTGGCCGCCCTATCGCTGAAATTCTTCCGACATTCCGGGCATTTGAGTAATGCCATTCGTTGTTTGCCCTCAGGTTTTAGGCTATTGAGCGAGGCACGGTCTAGTATCCGATTCCCGATGCTGTGACATATTTATTGAAGCCGTCCAGCGCCCGCAGTTCATCCGGCGCGCAATATGCATACCCGCACGAGAACGAGGCAACAATGAGATAGCTGCCATCAGGCTGGACTTTCTTTGTCGCTACACCGTAAAAGCGCCCCGCTCCCGTCGCGTTAAAGGTTTCGACTCGGGTATCGGTCGATAGGCGAACTCTCATACCTGAAACTGCCTCGAGAGCCTCAGGAACCGATGTCCACATCGCTTCGCACTGGCGTTGGCTTTGGCATTTGGGCGCCGGGGAAACTTGATCAATCGTTATTGCTGGCTGCTTGGGCGCGCCCGCACAGCCTGCCAGCAAGACAAGAATGGCCACGCTAGTCAAAATTCTCATTTCTTTCACATTCAGCTATTGATGGGGAGCAAATCCTATTCCACGCCACGAACCGGAAGTACTGGGCCATACATCGATTAGTTGCAGGCCGTCGCCAACCCAGCGTTCGCTGCGACCGCTATGGCGGGGTACTTAGCATCCTCGTACTGAAGGGTGGCGGACGTCGTGCTAGCAACAAAATCCTTAAATCCAACGTAACCGCCATAGCTATTTTTGGCGTTTACTTCGCCGCAGATCACGGACCCGTCCTTGTATGGAACTAGGCGGACATTCCTAAATTGCGCGCTGGAAGGATCCTTCAGCGAGTCAGCTACATTTTTTTTGGCTGCGCTAATTGCGGCTGATTTGCTCCTCTTTTTTAAGAACGCTGCCACATCTACCGAATAGCCGTCCACGACTGCTATTGATTTGGCCCTCAGGTCAGCGAATCTATCTTGCATGCTGGGCTGCGTGGAGCGAGGGAGACTGGTTGAAGACCCACTCACCGGGCGAGGCGGAGCGCATGCAACCAGGGTCGCCGTCAAAATCGGCAAAAAAACAAATCTCAACGTCTTCATATTCCCTCCGTGTAACAGTCCATATCTAAATCGTACCGCATTTCCCGGCAGAGGCTGCGCTCCCTGCGTTCTTTCAAAACATCAAAATAATTACTGAACAGTATTGACTTTAAAATTACTGTTCAGTAATATTCCTCCAACGCAGCAAAGAACGGTTTAGGCGGAAGCCACCCTAGTAGGGCTGCGGGAAGTACCCAGATTTACCCGCTCTTTAACACGACGAATCACAAAACGTTCCGCGACCGCCGAGAGGCGACGCGACAGGGGAGAAATGCGGACGCCCTGGACAGAAAGATGCCGAAAAACGCCCGCGCAGGTGGCTGAGCAGACTAAGGCCGGCCAGGTGTAGAGCCTGGCAGCGCGGGCGCGATCTTTATGACGCCAAGAATCGACCGAAGGCGCGTATTCGTGTTGATGACCACGGGGAGTAGTCCCGGAACCACTGACCATTGCAAGCCGTGAAAGACCGGGTGTTGTGCAACTGGCGGTGCTGGGCAGGAGTGGCGCTGAGTTTGTCTCGCGCTGCCCTGCCCCAGATTCTTCTGAATGCCAGCCCTTTCCGGGTTCAGGCATTTTCAAGAACCTGGAGATATCCATGACCCAACAAATCGGCATCACGATTCAAGAGCAAAAATTGCAGGTCCCCCTGACAGCGTTGTTGTCGATGCTGGCGCCAGCGCAGGAAATTCCGGGCACGCTATTGCAGGCTGAGCCCTACTTGAGTGCTGCGCCCCCGCTGCCTGCCGAGATCGGCGCAGATCTGCAAGGCGGTATCTATGCCGGCCCCATGATCGAGAACGGTCGGTTGGTCCACCTTATTGCAGCAAAGGAAACGCTCCCAGACTGCGAATGGGATGAAGCGCAGAAAGCCGCCGAAGACTATGAAGGTGGCGGCTACTCGGATTGGTATCTGCCGAGCAAGGCAGAACTGCTGATTGCTCTGGCTCACATTCAAGACAAATTCGAGAAGACTTGGCACTGGACTGCTACGCCCTACGGTGGGCACCACGCCTGGGCCGTCGGTTTCGAGTACGGCTACGTCAACTACTGGCACCGCGACAGCGAGTTTCTAGTTCGCCCCTTCCGCAGATTATCCATTTAACCCTTCAACCCTTTTGCCCCGCTTGCGGGGCGCCTTCTGTGCTGGGCCTTGTTCTAACCCTCATGGTCACTGTTCCAACTCCGGCCTCAACCCGGAGGCAGGGCCCAGCACAGAGGGCTCCATCACTCTCAACCATCCAACACGTGCGGGCGGTGGAGATCCTCCCTAGTAAGCCGAAAGCAGATGCTGGGCAACCATCGCGCATGAGTACTAGTCAACCAGCGAGAGCCGATGGAAGTCCCAAGCGGTAGCGAGTAGGCCTCCCTCTTTAGCGCCACCCCATCAGCCGCATCCACGCCCGAATGCGCATAGGACTACGGGCGGCTGATGCAGGAGCGCTATTCCATCCCCTGGAGTTGCTATGGATATGCCAATCGGCCGGCGAGATCCGGAGATCAGCGCGACTGCCATTTGTGCGGCCGTGGCTCATGCAATCAAATTTGGGCAAAGCGCATTCGACGTACCTGGAAGCGTCTACGCAGAACATGCGTTCAATCAGTGCGTGCGTGACGCCCGCGATGAGTCCGATCTTGCAATGGCAATTCTGGATCCAGCCAGCGAGCGAGGTATTCGGTTCCGCGCCCGATATCGCAATGAGATTGAGCGCCTTGCTCGCGGAGACCATAAGCGATGAGCGCCGCCATAGTTTGGGTGTTGATGGCTTTTATTCCGCCTGGCGACAGCCGCCCGCCCGCGATGGTAATCGAGCGATTTGGCAGCCAGGCCGCTTGCGAGACTCGCCTGGAGATATTCAGGGCCAACACCGTCACCTTCGCTTGTCTGCCCTCACGGCAGATCACAAGGAACCCCAAAAATGAAAACTGACCTGCTGCTGCACGCTGCAGTTGTGGCATGCGTGCTGATGCTGGGCGTCTATATGTACGGAAACATGCAGCAAGCAGATGAGCGCGCTCGATTGGAGATAAAACGATGAGCGAAGTCACCGAACTGATTGAGTTGCCGCCGAAAGAAACGGCGTTGCAGGTATTCACTGACACCAGCAAATTAGATGAAATCCTCGACAAGGTACGCGAGAAAGTCACCGGCACCGTGTACGACATGAGCAAGCGCAAGGATCGCGAGGCCTGCGCCAGCGATGCATACAAGGTGGCGCGGAGCAAGGCTGCAATGGAAAAGCTCCGCGCTGCAGTGTCGGCAGATCTCAAGGAACTGCCGAAAAAGGTTGACGCTGGCGGGCGCTACCTGAAAGAAGGCCTTGAGGCCATTCAATCTGCTGTGCGAGCCCCTTTGGATGAATGGGAGAAAGCCGAAGAATCTCGATTGGCCCGCCACAACCAAAACGTGATGCATCTGAACCAGTACGCAGCCAACGCCAGTCATCAGCTCGAGGCCAGCGCACTGAAAGACATGCTAGCGGCAGTTGATGCGGTGGTGATCGATGAATCCTGGGAAGAGTTCGAAGCCGAGGCGCACCGCGCCAAAGACAAGGCCCTAACAGCCCTTCGCGCCGCCCTAGCCGCCCGCCAGCAGTACGAAGCGGAGCAGGCCGAACTCGCCCGCCTACGCGCCGAAGCAGAGGAACGCCGCAAAAAGGACGAGCAAGAGCGCATCGCCCGCGAAGCAGCTGAACGCGCAACCCGCGAGGCAGAAGCGAAAGCCCAGGCCGAGCGCGATGCTGCCGCAAAGCGTGAAGCAGATGCCAAAGCTGCTCAGGAGCGCGCAGAACATGAAGCGGCTGAGGCGGTTGAGCGTCAAAAGCAGGCCGAAGCCCGGGCCGAGGCCGAGAGGCTGGCAGCGGAGAAACGCGCTGCGGACGCCGCTGAGGCTGCTCGCCTGGCCGAGATTAAACGGCAGGCTGACGCCAAGGCAGCAGAGGAAGCCGAGGCGAAACGCCGCGAGGCGGACAAGCAACACAAAGCCGCCGTCAACACAGCCGCACTCTCGGCATTTGTCCAGCACGGATTGTCAGAAGAGTGTGCCAAGCAGGCAGTCATTCTTATCGCCAAGGGCTTGATTCCGGCTATCAAAATTATCTATTGAGGACGCCATGAGCGAAGTCATTGAACGCCCGACAGTATCGGGCATCGTTCCCCAACAAGATGGTCGCAGCTCAGTTGCAGACGTCACCCGCCACGTAATTGCGGTGCAAGAGGTAATGCGCTCGGTCATGAAGCCGAATGTGCACTACGGCGCCATCCCCGGCGCAGGAGAAAAGCCGACATTGCTCAAGCCGGGTGCTGAAGTCCTTTGCATGACGTTCAGAATCGCCGACGAGTATGAAATCGTCGACCTTTCCACTGCCGGTGCCGTGCGCTACCGAGTCAAATGTATCGGACGCCATCAATCAACGGGAATAGCCCTCGGTTCCGGTCTGGGTGAGGCGTCCACCGATGAGGAAAAATATCGGTGGCGAAAGGCAATTTGCGACGCTGAGTTCGAAAACACTCCGGCTGACATGAAGCGGACGAAGTACGGCCGTAAACAAGGCGGCCACTACACCGTTCAACAGATCCGCACCGAGCCGGCCGACTTGGCCAACACAGTCCTAAAAATGGCGTGCAAACGCGCCAAGATCGCCATGGTGCTGAACGTCACGGCGGCGTCCGATATGTTTAGCCAGGATCTAGAGGACCTGGATGCGGAACTGGTTCGCCACCTAGCTGAGGATGAGCGCGAAAACCACATGCAAGAGGTTCGCGTCGAGTGGGTAACCAAGGCTCAGGCTGCGGCCAATGAGGACGAACTCCGGACGGTCATGAAGGCCGGGGTCAAAGTGTTCCAGGCGGCGCGAGACAAGGATGGCTACAGCCAGTTCGCCGCTGCGGTTCAGCAACGCGGCGCTGAAATCAAACGCCCTCAAGGAGAAAGCAATGCGTGACATCAAGTTTCGCTGCTCCAGTATTGGCAAGATCATGACAGAGCCGCGCAGCAAGAGTGAAGGCCTGTTATCTGTGGGCGCCAAGACCTATATCCGCGAGCTAGCCCAGCAGGAGATTCTCGGCATTGACTTCGAGGTCTCCAGCAAAGAAATGGAAAAAGGGATCGAGGTCGAACCGCAATCGATTGCTCTTTTGAATCGAGTTCGCGGCTTGAGTCTTGTCAAGAATGAAGAACGTCGCTCCAATGAGTACCTGACGGGAGAGTGTGACCTCTTCGACGCCGCCCGCAAGCGCGGGCATGATCTTAAATCGTCGTGGTCTGCAAAGACGTTTCGCGGCTGGCAAATCGATTGTGAGGAGAAACTCTACGAGTGGCAGATGCGCGGCTACATGATGCTGTGGGATGCCGACGAATGGGAAGTCAATTACGCCCTGGTCGATACGCCTGAGCGGTTGATTGGATACGAGCCGCTGCAGATGCACATCGTCTCGCACATACCGGAGCATCACCGCCTAACGAGCTGGGTCATCCAGCGCGACTTCGATAAAGAGCGGCAGATGATAGAGAAGATCAAAGCGGCCCGCGAGTATTTCGTCGAGATGATCGACGAATTTGATCGGCAGCACCCACAACAATTTAAAGAGGCGGCATAACCATGGCTTCAGTCAATAAGGTCATCTTGGTTGGAAATCTCGGGCGAGATCCCGAGGTTCGCTATAACCCAGAGGGCGGCGCAATCTGCAACGTCTCCATTGCGACTACCTCGCAATGGAAGGACAAGGCCAGCGGCGAGCGCCGCGAGGAAACCGAGTGGCACCGTGTGGTGATGTACAACCGCCTGGCCGAGATCGCGGGTGAGTACCTGAAGAAAGGCCGTCCGGTTTACATCGAGGGTCGTCTGAAAACCCGCAAATGGCAAGACAAGGACACCGGCGCTGATCGCTACAGCACCGAAATCGTCGCCGACCAGATGCAAATGCTGGGCGGCCGCGAAGGAGGCGACGATAGCGGTTACGGCCAAGATAACAGCGGGTATGGCAGTACGCGCCAGCAGCGACCTACGCAAAGCTCGGCGTCCAGGCAGCACACTCAGCCAACCGCGGCGCCAACCGGTGGCGGCGGACTGGCTGATATGGATGACGATATCCCATTTGGCCCCTTGGGCGGACGAAAAGCCCACTATCTCTAATTCCAAAGGAACACCATGACAACCATCCAGTTTGAACTGGGCGGAGGGGCGAGTATCGCCCTGCCCGCCGCTACTGTGGCCGAAAAACTGATTGAGCGCCTGAGCGCGCAGAGAACGCCCCCCCTTCCTGCTCGCCCGAAGATTGGCGAGTACTTGTCGGGCCAGGGCGGAATTTATGTTGGCGATATTCTCGGCGCTGATGGCGTCCTATATGGCCTGATCACCCCAGTGAATGCAGTCCGATCTGCCAAATGGGGCAACGATGGCGAACGAGATTTGAGCGACTTGGACGGCCAGGACAATACTCGCCGCTTGCACAACCAATCTCCGGCCGCAAAGCTCGCCGCCGAATACGAAGCAGATGGGCACGCAGATTTCTACTTACCTGCGCGTCGTGAATTGATTGTCGCTGCTGCCAATGTGCCTAGCCTGTTCGAACAAGCCTACCACTGGACCTCTACGCCCTACGGTGAGCACGACGCCTGGGCCGTCGATTTCGAGGACGGCAGCGTCTACCGCTGGAACCGCGACGACGAGTTTCTAGTTCGCCCCTTCCGCAGATTTACCCATTCATCCCTTTAACCCTTTTGCGGGCGTAGCCCGCCATACCCATGGCCCTACACACCGACACCCAGATCTACAAGACGACCTACGAATTGAGTCTGCTAGTTGAGAAGGTAGTTTCGAACATGAAGCGAAACTACAAAACCACGCTTGGGGCTCACTTGCGCGGTCAATGCTTTGATCTGGTTATGTCGGTGTATAGGGCAAATTCTTCATCCGATCGCACTCCGATCATCCGAGCAATGCGAGAGGATATTGAAGCTGTCAATCTTTCCCTGCGTCTGGCAGTAGACCTGCGGGAGTTTCCTCGCAGCCAGTATGCGAAAGCAGTGGAATTGATTGACAGCATTGGCCGTCAGGCAACTGGTTGGCTCAAACACTCCGAGAATGCGCTTGCCGCCTCACCGTCAAGGCGGTCGGGCCAACGCGCTTGATGATCTGGTCACGCCGCTGGCTCACAAGGCCACCGATAGGCGCACAGCAGAAACCGCCGACTATGGTCGGATGGGTCTGGCGCAGTTTCCCTGTTGATCGGGCAATCCTTCGGCAGGGCGACGTGGGTAGCGTGATGACCCGCCCTACGGTGAGCACAACGCCTGGGCCGTCAATTTCGAGAACGGCAACGTCAACAACTGGAACCGCAACAACGAGTTTCTAGTTCGCCCCTTCCGCAAATCGTCCTCGGAGTTTTTATGGATTCTTGCCATTCGTTCGCGGAGCTGGTGCAGGCTTACTACGACTGCCGCCGGCTGAAAAGAAACACCGCGAGCGCATTGCTGTTTGAGATGGATCTCGAGCGAAACCTAATGCAGCTTCATGAAGAGTTGCAAGACGGCACGTATCGTCCAGGCCGCTCCATTTGCTTTGTAATCACCAGGCCCAAGCCCAGAGAGGTATGGGCCGCGGATTTCAGGGATCGCGTGGTGCATCACCTGCTGTACAACAAGATAGGCGCCAGGTTCCTTGCGAGCTTTATTGCTGATTCGTGCGCTTGCATTCCGGGGCGCGGCACTCTGTACGGCGGAAAGCGGTTAGAGGCCAAAGTCCGAAGCATCACACAGAATTGGGCCAAGCCGGCGCGCTACCTGAAGTGCGATCTGGCCAACTTCTTTGTCAGTATCGATAAGCGATTGCTCTGGCCGAAGTTGGCACAGAAGATTCCCGAGGGCTGGTGGCGAAATCTCTGCGCCATGGTGCTATTTCATGATCCGCGCGAGAACGTAGAAATACGCGGCGAGAAATCTCTACTTCGGTTGGTTCCGCCCCACAAGCGCCTGATGGAGGCCTCGCCTCATCACGGCCTACCGATCGGCAATCTCTCTAGCCAGTTCTTCGCCAATGTCCTGCTGGACGGCCTTGACCAGCACATCAAGCACACCATCAAGGCCCGTCACTACGTTAGGTATGTTGACGATATGGTGTTGCTGCATGAATCGCCGCAATTCCTCAATGAAGCTTTGCACAGCATTAACGACTTCCTGCCACGGCTTGGGCTGGCTCTCAATCCCAGAAAGACGGTGCTTCAACCGGTGAATCGCGGGGTTGATTTCGCGGGATATGTGATCAAGCCCTGGAGAATCGAAGTGCGGCGCCGGACGGTGCGGGCCGGGCTGAGGCGAATCGAATCGCTGCCGCAGGGCAGCACACTCGAAACCATCAATAGTTACTTAGGAATGATGGGCCACGTGAACGGCCATCATGACAGATCACGCATTGCCAATGCTGCCAGGAAGCGCAGGCACTCTGTCGATGCGAAATTAACTCGAGCTTTCCGGCAAGCTATTAATCCGGCGGCGAATCCCGGCTCGGTCGACCCAGCTGTTTGACGACATGGTCTTCAGCGGCATCCATAGCCGTTTTCACATCCGCATACGTGCCTTTGCTGGACACAACAATCTCGTCCGTATGGTCGTCCCTGCCAAAGTAAAAGGTCACGCGCCACGTGTGCTCACCATTGTCGTGAGCCAGTACTTCGACGTTCTCCCAGGTTCTCCCCATGGAACTCTCGATCAAAGAAAACACAAGAATATCTTATCCAGGTTGGAGTGTCAGCATGAAGCCAGACGACGACTATTTCCTATTCGAAATGCCTGAAACCGCGTCAATGATCGGCTGCGTAATCCTTGCCGCCCTGCTGGCGATATTTGGCATCGTCCTGGGCCTGTATGAGGTTGTGCGGGCTCTTTTTGGGGAATGGGTATGACGCCGATCCAATCGTATGAACTGGCCAAGATGTTCTCGGCCCGTCGGCAATCGAGAGCGGAATTTATCGCGGCATTGAAGCGCGACATTGCGGCCCCTCAAGAGGCTGGTCCTGCTGGCGAACGCGCGCTACGGGGTATGCAACAAGCGCTGGGCGGCCATGAAGTGGCTCTAGCCGAATTGCACGCAGTTGAAAACGATGTCCGGCGCATTCTTGGACTGGAGCATGCAGCATGACAGCTCAGCATCCAGACCAGCTATTCGGCCCTCCCGAGGCTATAGATCATGCAAGGGTACCCACTTTCATCCTTGCCGCCCGCGACAGCCAGCAATATCCAACCTTCGTTCAACTTTTCCTGCGCAGCAATTTCGCCATATACCTCGCAAATTTGCTTGATCTGGCTCAAATCCATTTTTGTCTCCTGTCGATTTTTTCGAATGGCCCGCTAATGGTATCGCCCATTCAAAGGAATGTCACATGACCACAACGAAGCCTATGGACGATGGCGGCCCTTTTCACCCAACCGACAGCGATAACTTTGGACCGAAGTACTCGGGGCCTGGCGCGAGTTTACGGGATGTTTTCGCTATTGCGGCACTGCAATCCCTGTCATCAGCCATTCAGGACGAGAGCATCACCACACTTGAGGATCGAGCGGCAGACACAGCTCGGGCCTGCTACACCATCGCGGACGCCATGCTAAAGGCCCGCCATGGCTAATCAGTATAGAAACATGGCGATGCGTAGCCGCTGCACCCTGCACAAATCCAAGCTGGCGACATTCCAGGCATTCTGCGAGGCACGAGGATGGGTCGCGGAGCCCAGCAAGGGCGACTACGAAGTGCTGCGTATGCGGCACCCCGAGCGGCGTGATCCGATGATCGTGCACGAGCGCAGCAACGCCACCGAACACTACACAACCTCGGGAGAAAGCCAGAAGCAGGTCAGGGCATTTATCCGTGCTACGAGCCGCGACACTGAGGTTGCGAGTGTCCTTCGTCAGAAAGATGAAGAAATCGACAAGCTCCGGCAGTGGAATAAGCGACAACTCGACGAATTGGAGCGCCTGCGGTCGGTCATTGCAGCCAAGGATATCGAACTGCACCGCGTGGGGGACATCGTCGTCGATCAGCACAAGGGTCTTAAAGAGGCCCACTCCATGCTGATTCAAATTTGGGGCTACGCCGACGAGCCGATCACCCGGCCAGCAAGTCGCGAAGTCCTAAGCGAAATTCGCGACATGGCTAATGAATTCGGCGCAACCATGCAATGCCATCTAAAGGCACCTTCTGCCGTCCCCGAAGGAGATTATCAATGACCCAAAACGACGACCAGTCTACGCCTGCCGGTCCGGCCGAAGCTGAAGCCCTGGCAGCGCATGCCGTCCAGACCTTTCTGAACTCCTGCCGTATTTCAGACCGTGCACAAATCGGCAACTACCTTATGAAACTTTGCAGCGTTGCATCTGTACTCATGGCACAGGCCGAGGGCTCGGAAAGTGCCGGCCGCAGGCTAGAAGGCACAGCCGCCTGGGTGCGCAAGACGATGCCTGCTAAGCCCGCGAACCTGGAGATCCTGCAATGACCACTGACTACCAGCAAATCCTCACGGATACAGAAATCGAGCAAGGTCGCCACTGCGTTTTCAGCACGGACAATCCCTTTTGCCCATGCGACACGAAGACCATGAGAAAAGCGGTACGCTGGGCCGAGCAGGTCCTGCTATCCAAGCTGCGCGGGGCGGGTGAGCCGGCACGCGACTGGACCGAAGACTTTGCGCACGAGAATGGCAACTACCAGTGTGCCTGCGTGCAATGCGGCGAACACTTTTTCGGCCACAAGCGCCGCGTGGTTTGCAAGGCTTGCTTCGCCGCGCCCCAGGCCAGCGCAGAGGCGCGTAAGCTGGTCGCCGACGGTTGGCTGGACGACCACATCACCGAGAACGTGAAATTCACTCGCGGCGAAATGCCGGGCGTCTACTACTGCCAAGGCTGGCGCGATGCGGAAGCTCACTACAAGCTCGCCGCCCCTGCCGCCGAGGATTCCGCAAAGGGTGCGGGGGATGTGGAATTTCCGAGGATGCCAGAGCCAGCAGCAAGAACCTCAGCGTTCTCCACAAACAGTCAAGTTGTGCCGTACTACACATACGGTCAGATGATGGCCTACGCGCACACCGCAGTCCTTGCCGACCGCAAGCAGCGCGGCGGGGATGTGGCGGCGTTGCGCGAAGCGCTGAAATTCTATGCCGATCAAGACCATTTCATCATCGCCGATGACGACGCCTGGGACACGGTATCAGGCGAGCCGCAAAACTTCTTTTGCGATGAGGCGGGGACTGCGACGGTAGAGGACGGGTCCATTGCCCGCGCCGCGCTGGCCGCGCAGAATCCGGTAGAGGGGGATGCGAAGGAACCAATCGTCACGCTATCCGGCCACCAGCTACTGGAAGCGCTGGATTTCATTGCTCCGGACAGGGACACAGATCCGCAGCAACTTGAGGGCGATGTATCTATTCAGTACGGAGACGGCCACGCCGGTCGGGGCCATTACTGCTGGGTCACCGATGAGGCCCACGAAGGGGCAATCCTGCTAGGTGACGCCGCCATAGCCCAGCAGGGCAAGGAGGGAGCGTGAGCAGCCCATGCCAATCTTACCGACCGGGACAGCTCTGCCGGGAAGGGTTCCCGATGGGCTATCCGGCCAGCAGCGCCTGCACCGGCTATACCTGCATGTCCTGCGGCCGCCCAAACGACAGACTTCCAGCTTGCCAGGACGAAGACCTTCACCCGCGCTGGCTCAAAGATGATGGGTCACCGCGTTTCGCCCAGCAGCGCCAGGGCGAAGGGGGTGACCATGGCAATTGATCGAGCTATCCAGGAATGGCGAAAAGCGGGCAAGCATCTGCCGCCGTTTCTCCGTGACTTTCATGACCAGAAGGATGTATTCAAGTTCGTGAGCCAGGCTGCAACCCCGCTCGATAAAGACCCGTATTCCAGAGAACTGACATGGGTCGAGGGGCACGTATACGTGATCGACTACTTCCTCTGGTGCATGGCCCGACACGGCTACACACTGCAGCGCAGCCGGGCTCGCCTGCCGTTTGAGTCGTTGGCCGACAACATCGCCGCGATGACCAAAGCAGAGGCCGAAGTATTCAATCGACTTCTGTCCAATGCCGCCACAGCGAACGATGGGGAGGCGAAGAATGGCTGA